TAGCGGTGATCGCCGCTGCTGAGACTGCCGCTGACTTCGCCGGCATCCTCTATACCGACGCGCCTGCCGGCGGCGAGGCCGATGCCGCGGAACCATTTGAGCCGATCGAGCTGGAGAAGCGGGCGCTCGTCACGATGCCCGGCGGCTGGAAGATGAGCCAGTTGCAAGCGGAACAACCCGCCACGACCTACGCCGAGTTCAAACGCGAAATCCTCAACGAGATCGCCCGATGCCTGAACATGCCCTTCAATGTCGCGGCGGGCAACAGTTCGGGCTATAACTACGCTTCGGGCCGGCTGGACCATCAGACTTACTTCAAGGCCATTCGGGTCGAGCAGGCGCACCTCGAATGCGCCGTCCTCGACCGCATCCTGGCTGCCTGGCTCGATGAGGCAGCGCTGATTCCGGGGCTTCTGCCCGCCGGCCTCGGCCCCATCGGCGACTGGCCGCACCAGTGGTTCTGGGACGGACAGGAACACGTCGATCCCGCCAAGGAAGCCTCGGCGCAGGCGACGCGCCTGGCCAATCACACGACCACGCTGGCTTACGAGTATGCCCGGCAGGGCCGGGACTGGGAAGAAGCCCTGCGGCAACGAGCCAAGGAAGTCGCGCTCATGCAGGAGCTGGGGCTGACGCCGGCGCAGGCTCAGCCGACGGCGGAACTGGACGAAGAGGAACCTGACGATGACGAAGCCGACGAGTCGGAAGCCCAACGGGCAGCCGCATGATACGGGCGTGCCCAGCCTGCTCAACCTGGCCGCGACCGCGACGATTGAGCTGACCGCCGCCGGCGGCGCCGATGCCGACAAGGCGCTGCCGCGCTTCCGCATGGTCGCCTACACCGGCGCGCCGATGCGCGTCGCCGGCTGGCGATACCCGGTCGTCATCGACCTCGCTGGCCTGTCGATCCCGTCGCAGTCCCGGCCGATCCGCTTTGGGCATGACCCACTTGCCGGGGTGGGGCACACCGATGCCATCCGCATCGAGGAGGGCCAGCTCACGGCAACGGGCGTAGTCTCCCGCGACACGCCGGCGGCCCGCGAGGTTGTCATCTCGGCCAAGAACGGCTTCCCCTGGCAGGCATCGATCGGGGCGTCGGTCGAGGAGTTCGAGTTCGTCAAGGAGAACCAGCAGGTGTTGGTCAACGGCCGCACCTTCACCGGCCCGCTGAACGTCGTCCGCAAGGCCACGCTCGGCGAGATCAGCTTCGTCGACCTTGGGGCCGACGGGAACACCTCGGCCACTGTTGCCGCGTCTCAATCACCACATCAGGGAGTGATTATGTCTGACATTCAACATCATGATGACACCGACACCTCGCCCGCCACTCAGGCGATCCTGCGGGCAAAAGCAGAGCGTCAGCGAATCGATACAATCCGCGCGCTCGTCGAGGAGGCGGCCAGCAATCGCTACGCGGATATCGATGCCCTCGAGAAGATCGCCGCTCAAGCGGAATCCGAGGGTTGGGACGCCCAACGTACCGAGCTCGCCATTCTCCGTGTGACCAGGCCGCGTGCTCCGGTGGCACGAGACCAGCGAGACCGACCGAGTCAGCAGGTACTGGAGGCCGCGCTGTGCATGGCGGCAGGTATCAGCGACGAGAAACTCGCCCGCGATCGCGACTATGGCGAGCAGGTCGTCTCCGCTGCATGGCAGTATCGTCGTCGAGGCCTACGCGGCATCCTCGCTTTGGCCCTGGAATCAGGTGGCATCCGTGTCCCACATGGTGGTCGCGAGTTCTATGAGGCCCTGGTCACGCACCAGCGCATCGAGGCAGCTGGGTTCTCGACGGTTAACTTGCCGGGGATCCTCGGCAACGTCGCGAACAAGATGCTGCTGGACGCGTTTGAGTCGGCCCCAGGGACGTATGAGACGATCGCGGCCCAGGAGGATTTTTCGAACTTCCACGCGCATCAAATCTACCGACTTGACGCTACCGGTGACTTCGCGAAAGTCGCCGACGGCGGCGAGATCAAGCACGGCTCTCTCTCTGAGACCGAGTACACCAACAAGCTCGATACCTACGGAATGATGCTGACGCTTACTCGTCAGCAGATCATCAATGATGAGCTCTCGGCGTTCCGTTCGCTGGTGGGTCAGTTGGGCCGCCGTGCGAAGACGGCCATCGAGCGGGCGCTTTACGCCGTGGTCATGGAGGCCACGGATACGTTTTACACGGCGGCCCGGGGCAATCGCATCACGAATTCCCCGCTCGGCATCACATCCTTGGGGGCAGCCAGAAGCGCTCTCGCGAAAATGCAAGACGCCAATGGTGATCCGCTCGCCACGGCCGGCCGCTATCTGCTTGTCCCGACCGAACTGGAGCCATTGGCGCTGTCAATCTACACGTCGGTCACTGTCAACGAGACAACTACGACCGACAAGCCGAAGCCGGTGAGCAACCCCTACGTCAACCGTTACGAGCCGGTCAGCAGCCCGTACCTCTCGACAGGGACGGGTAATGGCCAGTCTCCCACGACCTGGTATCTCCTGGCGGACCCCGACGTGCTGCCCGCATTCCAGGTGGCCTACCTGGACGGCCGGCGTCAGCCGGTAATCGAGACAGCGGACGCTGAGTTCAACACGCTTGGGATGTCGATGCGGGCATACTGGGACTTCGGGGTTGCTCGCATCGATCATCGCGGAGCCGTGAAGGCCACCGCATAACGGAGGGTAATACATGCCGCAGGTAATCTTCATCCACGACGGTGATACCATCGACCATATCCCGACGGTCGATGTGGCGGCCGGCGATGTGGTCGTGCAGGGCGAACTGGTCGGCGTCGCCAAGCAGCCGATCAAAGCGGGCGAGCTGGGCGCGCTGGCTGTCGCTGGTGTGTTCGACTTTCCGGTCACGTCGCTGACCGGCTGGGCCGTGGGTGACCGGGCGTACTGGGACAATACCGCCAAAGTCGCGACCGAAACCCAGACTGGCAACAAGTATCTGGGCAAGGTAGTGCTGGTCGATTCGAGGCCGGGCAGCCCGCACGTCCGCGTCCGGCTCAGCCAGTGAGGACGCCATGCCCGACCTGCTCCGCGCCGGCTCCGACTGGCTGGCTGACCAGCTCAAGGAACACGCCTCGCGACTGGTCGTGTACCGGCGCGGGGGCGACGAGGTCGCGGTGCAGGCCACGGTCGGGCGGACGCTGCTCAAGCTCGACGACGGCTACGGCGGCGTGCGGATGGAGTGGACCGACCGCGACTTCCTGATCCACGCCGCCGACCTGGTGCTCGGCGGCAACGCGGTCCTACCGGAGCGGGGAGACGTGATCCGCGAGACGCAGGGCGGCAGGACGTTCGTGTACGAGGTGATGGCCCCGGGCAAGGAGCCCGCGTGGCGGTGGTCGGACGTGTTCCGCAAGGTCCTGCGGATTCACGCCAAGCAAGTGGGGGTCGAGTGATGCTCGAACTGGTGCGACAACTGCTCGGTTTACACCGCCGCGATCCCGCCGGGATTCGCGAGGCGGCTACTATTCTCCGGGCGATCGTGCATAGCGAGGTGCTTACGGAGATTGTGCGAGCGACCGGCACGCCAATCGACGACCTGGTGCTGCGGGTGCTGCGTGCCCTGGTGCCACCGGAGTAGTGAGCTGTGCCTGCGACCATCGTTGCCATTGCTGACGCAGTAGTCGCTGAGCTGAATGGGACCACGTTCAGCCAGCCACTGACCGCCGTGCGTCACTACCAGCCAGTCTTCGAGCTGGCGGAGATGACCGAACTGCGCGTCAGCGTGGTGCCGCGATCGGTGGCCAGTAAAGCACTGGATCGCAGTCGCCACGAGTTCGATTACCGGATCGACGTGGCGGTGCAGCAGAAAATCGACCCGACGCCGGGGAATCTCGATGCGCTCATGGAACTGGTGGAGGAGATCGCAGACCATTTCCGCACGCAGCCGCTGGCCGGCTTCCCGCAGGCCCGCTGCACCGAAGTGGCCAACGAGCCGGTCTACGCGATGGAGCACTTGGATGAGTTTCGCCAGTTCACCAGCGTCCTCACGCTGACCTACCGCGTGTGGGGGTGAGCCGTGATCACGATGACCTTCCAGGCAGCGAAAGGCGGCTTCTTCGACCGGGAGAAGGTCAAGAACGCGGTCGATGCCGGCACGCGGCGGGTGCTGTCGAAGTTCGGCGCGTTCGTCCGGCAGCGGGCCAAGACGTCGATTCGCAAGCGCAAAGGGACGAGCCCGCCGGGAAGCCCGCCGTATTCGCACGTCGGCCTGCTGCGGAAGTTCATCCTGTTTGCCTACGACCCGACCCGGAAGTCGGTCGTGATCGGGCCGACCCTGATCCGCGCAGGATCGGAGGCCCCGCGACTGCTCGAATACGGCGGCGAGGCGGTCCGCCGCACCAAGACCAAGACACGCCGGCTCCGCTACCGCCCCCGGCCGTTCATGCGGCCGGCGTTCGAGGCCGAGAAGCCGCAACTGCCGGCCTTGTGGAAGAACTCGGTTCGCTGAGGAGACACGCTCATGGCAATCAAACTCGGGCTTGACGCCAAGCTCTACCGCAACACCGGCACGTTCGCCTCGCCCGTCTGGAACGAGATCGCCAACGTCAAGGACGTGACTCTGAACCTGGAATCGGGCGAGGCCGACGTGACCACGCGCGGCAACGCCGGCTGGCGGGCCACGGTCGCCACGCTGAAAGACGCATCAATCGAGTTCGAGATGGTCTGGGACACGGCCGACGACGACTTCGCCGCCATCCGCGATGCGTTCCTCAACCGCGGTGCTATTGAGTTCGCGGTCATGGACGGCGACATC